GTGCTGTAGTATTACTGGATGATATGGCATACAGAACGTCTGTATTTGAAATACCCACACCTCTTTGGGCTACAATAATCCAATAGTTACTATTATTTGGAGAAATACCTTTAACGGGATTCTTTGATACAAAACGATACATAGAATAGCCAGTTCCATCATCATAGATAACCTCATCACCCCAATAATAGGTATAAGAGTTGTCATATACGCCACGAAAACAACCTATAGGGCTTTCATCGCCACTTTCACTTTGCACGATTGTGCCTTTCAGACGTAATTTTTTATCTCCTTTGGTATTCCAATCAAAATAGCTGTCTGAATTTCCTACACGAAAAGCGTTATTCACAAAGTCCATGAAATTTAGCCCATCGCTTGAAACGATTCTGTCTGTAGTTATTCTTCCTGGAAGTATCTCTGTAAATCCGAATAGTTCGACAAAGGAACGATCCTCTTCAAATTCACTGTTTAGAATACCTACAAGGAAATGATAATAACCCTCTACACCTTCCAGCTTGATAGCGTTTTTACTTAAGACGTATGATCCAGTAGTGCCATTTTTATTAGCCTTCACATAGAGATAATACCCTACGGTTTCCGTCAAAGTTGGAGAAGTGTATTTTTCAATATCCCAAAACTTATACTCACTGGCTTTATGCCCAGAAGAAAGTGTATCAATCCCGATAGTCATGTGCTGTAATATTCCACCTGGAGCCGAAAGCACTTTCTTTTTGCTGTCATAGGTAACGAGATATTCTACTTGTGTCGGATTGGTTTTGTTGTTCACGAAACGAAACTGCAAACTTTCATCGCCAACAAGCAAACTCATTGTTTGTACCGAAATCGGACTGATAGAACCTGAGAAATGCAAAAGAGCGTCATTCAACATTGAAATAGTTTCTTTTGCATCCCTGAAACGTCTTTTTGTAAACTGAATAGAGTTTTTATATTGGTTATCGGTTTTAACCTCGTTACTCTCTATCTTGTTTAATTCGCTTGAAACCGTTGCGCCAGTAGTCGTATTGGATAATTCAATAATCGGGCTGTAAGGTCTGTGTATATACTCCTTAATACTGGTAATCCTTATCTTTATACCTTCTGGTATGAATTGCGGATCTTTAAAGAGTATGTAACCGCCCAATTTTATTTTGCCACCAATAGAGAGCCAACGCTTTTTGGAATAAATGCTATCCAATTCTCCTTTGAATGTGAATTTTGGATCTTCATTCTCATAAAGATATTTGGCTGCTTCCCTGAACATATCCCAGCTTGCACCTTCTTTCGTTGAGTTATTGCAAATGTACGCATCCGGCAACTGTATTCCGAACACAGCGTATTTATCCCCCAGGTTAGGCTTATATATGTCATTGGGCATAATCTGACCGTCTATTTCTTGTGGAGTTATCAAGAATTTACGTTCTTTATGAACGTATTTAACTTCAAATTCTTTATTACTACCAGCAAGCATACCAGACTGAAATATAACAGTCATGTTATTACCTTCTATCACATAATCCTCAAAATTCAGATCATCAGGAATAGAACTATCTATAAAATCATAGAAATTCTTTTCTTTATCGGAAACAACAACATTAGAAACACTGCCTACTCTTTTAGGTGAAATATGAGAACAATCCAAACTATCCTCTTGAACATCCGTAAGGGTTGTATCAGCCCGTTTTATATACAAGCCTTCCGCATCCGAAACGTAAGCACGCCCTT